CCAATCTTTTGTACTTGCAGATCTAACAGTTGCACTTGTTGTACCATCCAATCCAACAACTTGTATTGGGTTTGATGTTGTGTTAGCAACAGAAACTTTAGTAAATGTTAAAGTTGTTGTACCTGCACCAGCAGTAATTGCTCTGTCTACAGTAATTGTACTTGCACCAATAGAAACAATTGTTGTTCCTGCTCCAACTCCATTTCCACTTACTTCGATGTAAGATCCACCACTAGTAGTGAAATCGTTAGCACCAACACCATTGATGTTCTCAGTTGTAATACCAGTAATGGTAATATCGTAAGCAGCATTTAAAACTGCAGTAGTAGCACCAAAACCAGTGTTAACTACATGGTCAGCACTAGTAACTGGATTGTCAAACTTATTGACACTACCTTGAGCATAAGTTGCTGGACTTGAAACTCCAGCTGCTGTTACTTGGTCAACGACTTTAACATAAACTTCACCAACACCTACTCCAGTAACAACTCCTCTTAGGAATCCTCCAGTAAAGGTTGTAGTTGAACCACTAGATCCTGGATCAATTTTACCTACTAATGTTTGTGTTACACCAGCACCAACTGCAAAATCACTTGTAGTGATACCAGTAATTGTTTGGTCTGCAAATCCATCAATTGTGCAAACTCTTAATCCGTTTGCCCATCTTCCTGGATCCTTGGCAGCATAGTACCAATCTGATGCAGTTGAATGATTATTTACGAAATCTTCGTATGATTCTATTTTTGCAGTTGTTGATGCATAAGATACACCAGCATTTGCGTTATTTAAATTTGTATTATCTGTTCTGACTACTCTTAGGATACCTCCATAAGAAAGATAGTTAGATGCACTCATCCAATACTCATATTGCGAGTCTGTTGAAATAGGCTTACCAAACGTTTTAAGAAGATCTTGCTCCGTTTCTATTAGAATTGGAGTATTAATTGGTCCTTTCTCAAATGGACCTGCAATCGCACCAACTAGTTCATTAACAGCATCAACTCTTCCAATTGTTAAGTCTACTTCCCTTACCTTGACTCCAGGTGAAACTAAGTTTAGCGACATGTTTTTTCCCTCTAAAGGTATCAAATTATCTAAATTTATTTATAAATTGGATACCCTTACATGCATTTTTACATGTAGTCCCACATGTATTGCATCCCTCCACCCTTATCTCCGTACTCATCAGTGTACCACCTGTCTCCTTCTGGATCTACGAATGACATATCATCAGTACCATCACTAATGAACCCAAAAGGTGCCATATCTTGCTCAATTTGATCTCGTTGATCTTCGTATAATTTCTTTCTTACATCTTGATCAGTAAGCTCTTTAAAGTAATCTTGTTGAACTAACCAAGCATAAATTACCATACACATAGCAAGGTCATCATTACATCCATCCTCTGCTTCAAATGAATTACTCTTTTGAATAAAGGTAGTTAATTCTGATATGATATCCAAATCTTTGAATAGTACTTTATCAGACTCTACTACTTGCTTTAGGTTTAATGATCCAATCTTCTTCACAGTCTTGGACATCTTTACACCCAACTGTGTCTTATTACCAGAGAATCCTTGACCTACTATCTGACCAGCTCTACCTCTCATAGAACACATAAGAAGATTCATATACTCTAAATCAAAGTTTAGAATAGCAGCAACCTGATCTCCTACATCATTTACCTCACATAATACGAATGCATTATTATAACCTCTTACTGTTTCATATATGACATTTGGAAATAGCATAGGTTTGATTGTATTATTCCTATACTTTGCTACTACTTGATGTGGAAATTCAGTAATATCAATTACCACGAAGGCAGAGTAATCTTCTCCTACTCCTCTTGCTACATCAACAGTACATAAGTAATCGTGCTTTTCTACTGGTGCTGCATAGATATCCAATCCACTATTTGATGTTAATGGTTTCTCATATACTAGTGCTCGAAGTTTTGCTGGACTAATAAGAGTATCAACAGATCCTAAGAACTCACATTCAAACTCAACTTTGAACTGTTGTTCTGATGTGTTCTTGATAGTTTGCTCTTTCCAGGCAGCATCCCTATTGGGAACTTCACTCCAATGAACAGCAGTAGGAACATAATCACTCTCACCATTTTCTGCATCGTGCCACATTCGGTAGAAGTGATTCATACCTTTGGGGGTGGATACAATTATAATTTTAGTAGATTGTCCAGATGAAATAGTAGGATATACTGAACTAAAGAAGTCATCTGCAATGTGATTCGGTACGAAAGCAAATTCGTCTAAGAATATAATGTTAAAGGTCATACCTCGAACAGCAGCAGCAGATGTAGATGCTGCCATAATCTTAGAACCGTTCTCTAATTCTAGACTACCTTTGTTCCAAGTGAGAATACCTTGTTGCATCCACTTGGGTAAGTTCTCATAAGCAATCTGTAATCTACCAAGTAGATCTCTTGCAGTTGCTGCCTTGTTAGCAAGAATACCGATATTTACATTATCATTAAATATTGCATAATGTAACAAATATGATACGGATGTTGTAGACTTACCAGTCTGTCGAGGCATCATACAGATATTAAATCTATTATCGTGGAATCTATTAATTAACTTCTCTTGAAACGGCCACATATCGAAACCGACAAGACCTTCATCAACGTTTACGATCTTAATGTAGGTTCTTGCAAAATATACAGGATCGTCTTTACATTTAATGAATTCACTAATTTGGTCAGCAGTAAACTCAACAGGCGTATTTGCCTTTTTTAAATTGGGATTACCAAGATATATGTTTTCAGACAAATGTTTGCCTCCATTCCCATAAGTCATTACTGCTTTCATCGCACATAAACATTGATCTCCCATCTTTATCAATGCTTATATCTCGTGGATAACCACCCATACGACTACCCAGTACAATTTCAGCAGCTCCTGTACTAGAAGTAGCAGTATTTAATTGCCAAGGAGTTGATAGTTTATAGTGTCTAATATAATCTAGGTCTGATGTGGCTACATACATATCTACTCCATTTGGCATAAGAGCTACACCTCTAGGGACATTCATAACATCAAGATATCCTACGTAATCTATACTAAAGGAATTTATGAAATAAGGTGGAAATTGTGATTTTACTGTATACTGACGAATTCTATCATCACTAGCATCAGCAATATATAAATGTCTGCCATCAGAACTCCAATGCATAGAGTCGAAATCACCATTACCTTCAGTACTCATTGTATGCCACCCATTTTCAGAAGTATATAAATCTCCTGGAGTTAACATTTCTGCTCTATACACTCCCTTTCGAGTGGAAGTAGTACTGTCAGCATCTAAAACGAATAGGTAATCATCACCATTAGGTCCAGCAAAATGACATCCCCGAAGATAATACATCTTTTGTGGTAATTCAGTAGTAGAGTAGGAACCACTATAAGTAGTAAAAGTTTTAGAATTCCAATCATATCCTGTTGCAAAGTTAAACCAATATATTGCATCATTACTAGCTGTAGCAGCTAATTGTGTTCCATCGGAATTCCAAGAAACTCCCGTAAAATCTATACTACTGCTGACTTGTACACTACCCACCGCAGTAATAGTACCCGTAACATCCCAAGCCGTATCAAATTCATAAACTCCAACATATCCAGATGAATTTCCAAATGCATATTTTGTACCATCAGGTGAAAAAGCAAATCCATAATGTTCAGAACTCTTAACCCATGCACCATAATAAGTACAATTACTTAAACTAATATCCCATGCAGTTGTTAAATCAATCCTATGGAGATCATCATTACCAGTACCAGTTATGAAAAGTTTAGATCCATCAGGAGAAAAACTTAAATCTCTTGGAACTATCTCAATATTACCAGAACTTCCAGCCATATTCGAATCATTAAAAGCAAGTTCAGTAGCACTTGTTTTTGTTGTAGGATCCCAAGGAGTAGTCATTGTCCATTCCATTACCCTATCATCAGCATAATCTATTAAATAAAATTTAGTTCCATCAGGTTTTACATATAGTCCTTCATTGTTCACTCCATAACCACTAGCATAACCATAAACATCAGTATGTTTAGCATCACCAGAAAACCTAGCAACTTGATACCAATTAGTATCACCAGGCAATCCAGTTTGATATCTGAGGTAAAATGGATATGCAGTTTTTAATTGAAATAAATCATCATAATTGGTTGATCCAAAGGTAATCAATGTTCCATCAGCACTCCAATTAAATGAAAAAGAACCAAATGCTCGATTCCCTGTGTTGAAATTATGTTCATACAAATACGTTCTAGTACTCAAATCGTAAGGAACATCTAATTTCCAATGTTGTATTTTATCATAATCAGACATATAAAAATGGTTACCATCAGAACTCATAAACATGCATTTTGGATCATCCTCACCTCCATCCCACATGGGATTATTGATTCTTGAAACCAACCCCCAAGAACCAATACTCCTCATAGCATCATATTGCATCGTTCTTGAATTATGATCAACCATTCCAATAGGAGTATGTTGTGGTAAAAAACCCCAATTCATACTGTTAACAGTGAGAGATGAACTCTGAGTTCCTATTCCAATTACTCCTCTTTTACCTCTCATTATGCTATCTCCTCATAACCAACAATAACATCTATATCATCTACAGATGTTACTTGTACGTCTAATTTATGCCCTTCTTCTAAGTAAAAATAAGTTTCTTTTGATGTTACAATTTGAGTTGTTTGTGATAAAACTGTAAAATTATAAGCAAGATGTGAAGTACTAGCAGTACCAACAGTATTTGCAATAGATACGTTTACCAAAGCATCACTTGTTCCATCTATATTAGCAGCAAAAATACTATTAACTTTTAATACTTTATTGCTATCTTGTAAATTTGTTAAAATACCAACCTTAGCAGTTGTATTAATTCCAACAAATGTTGTTTTTCCTGTAATGGTTGTTGGACTTTTTAAATTGGGTGCGGTCATTATTATCCTCCTGTATGGTTATTTATTAGAAAATCATTGACATCATTACTGAACTTGCGTCAGAACCACCACCTGATATAGTAACAGTAGCAATACCCGCAGATGGATTTGTAAAAGTAACTGCTATTCCAGTTCCAGCAAAATTGAGAGTACTTACACTATTTGCAGTTCCTACTATTGTACCATCATTTCTTATAGTTAATCCAGAAATAGCATTTGCAGGTGCAGCAGCTTCCCAAGTAGGTGCATTACCAGATCCATTTGATTGAAGAACTTGTCCTGCAGTGCCAGATGCAAAAACATCAGTAGCATTATTTCCAGTTTGTATTACTAATTGTTGTGTTGCATTAATTGCCAAATCACTTGCAGTAGAAGCGTTACCATCTATAGTACCACTAAGAGATCCACTAATGCTTCCACTTATGATCACACCCGAAGAAGTAGTTTTTAATCTTTCTGTTCCTTGATGATATAATGTTATTGATCCATCACTTACCTTTGCAGCAGTTGTTCCAATACCAGTTGTTATGAATAAATCTCCAGTTCCGTCTTCATTTATATAACTATTTGATCCACTATGGAATATTTTTAAATCGCTAGTTCCATCACCACCAGTTCCAAATACTGCTTTAGCACCATCATTAAATTTTAAAATTGATGCAGATTTATCCCATAATAAATTATATGATGAACCTTGAAATATTACATCATTAGCAAATGCTCCAGACGCTCCAGTAAAATCAAGAGCTGTTGCACTCATAATTCCAAGAACCTGAACTCCTGCATTAGTAGTTTTTAGCTTTAAATCTCCTTGATAATAAAGATCCGTTTTACCAGGCGTTGATTCTCCGCTTGTTGCTATCCCTAGACTACTTATTCCAGTAACTACTAAATTAGTAGTTTCGCCGCCAGCATTAGTAGTCACTACATTAGTTAGATTTGCTCCACTAATTGCAGGTAAAGCACCACTTAGTTGTCCAGCAGGTAAATTTGTTAAATCTGCGCCACTTCCCTTAAATGAATTAGCAGTTACAATTCCAGTAAAATTGGCATTACCATCTGTAGAGACTGTTGCAACACCTGCAGTTATAGGACCAACATGAATACCCAT